GCCGGGTCGACAACGAGACGGATGGGGAACCTTTGGCGCCGACGAGCCGCGCAGTACGTGAAGAGGTCGTTTATGCGTATGGTCCAGTACAGGTTGCCCGGGAGCACCTCGTGCTTATAGGGCATGGTCAAGGTGGCGAACCTAGGACACTTGTAATAGTTGAATTTCGTAAGAGTCGCGATACGTCCGAGCGCAACTTGCGTACCCTCGATCGTCTCCAAGTGCGGGATTGCCGCGCACGTGGACTTGTTCTTCGGCTCTTTATCGAATGGAAACGTCTCGCAAAAGTTTTTGCGCTTGCCGATCGCCTTTTGGGTCAGGCGATTGATGTTCTTGTTGGTCGGGTTGCGAGCACCGAGAAAATTCATTTATAGTATTGCACCATAATAAAACCAACCAATGCCGCGCCGCTTCCGTTCCCCCAACGGCTTCGAGGTCATCGTCGGCCTCGACGCGGTTGAGAATGAGAGGCTTTCGATCGGCTACGCGCGGTCGCACGACCTCTGGTTTCACGCGCGCGACTGCCCGGGCTCGCACGTGGTGATGCGACTCGACAAGGGCCACGTGCCGCCCCGCGGCGACATCGAGTGGGCCGCCGGCGTGGCTGCGTGGTACAGCAAGCAGAAGGGGCCGGGCCGCATCAAGGTGTTGCTCGCCACCGGGGCGGACATAAGCAAGCCACCCAAGTCAGCTAAAGGAACGGTCACGTGCGCCTCGACACGGTTCATCGCGGTTCTCTGCGTGACACCGGATTAAAATGTTGTCACCATAGTATAATGAACAAGAACAAGCTGGGCCTCGCTCTCAGTTGGAGGACGAAACATAGGACCAACGGAAATGGTATAGGAAATGGTAATTGGGTATATAAAGGACCGCGAGGCGGCCTTCGCACAAGGGCCGGTACGAAAGTGTATAAGTACGGTAACGTATACACGACCACGCCTCGTAATAACAAACCACCCCCTAATAACCACGCCATGTCAGGTCACCACTTGTATTATTAAAGGGGTGCGTTTTTTTCATCGCGTCTAGTAGATGAACCGGAGGACGACCGAGGTGGAAATATGGAAAAAGTTTTGTGCGGCAGCGCGGCTTGTCAAGCTTGTCGAACCTTACACTTTGAAAGTCGAACCTATAAATTTGAACGGCGTCAGTGTCGAACTGATGGTTTATAAAGACAATGTGTGGGTTGGGAGCGTCAACGTGAGACCGGAAGCACCGGACACGGTTTGGATAGATTCGGGATACACTCCATTCAAGTACAGGCGTCAGGGCGTAGGAACCTGGCTTCGCGCTCTCGTCGTCGACATCGCGAAAGATTTAAAGATTCGTGAGGTGCTCCAGTTTTCGAAGAACACAAACCACTTGAGCTCTAATAGACCCCCGAGTGCCTACATCATGAACAAATTGGGCTTTAATAAGCTCCCGTTCAGAGACCCGATGCATCCAAAGACGGAATTTCGGTCAATCAACACTTCGCGAGCAAATGTGAAGCGCTTCCTTAAAAATGTAGTGAGGTGACACCGGGTCTCACTTGACACCGGACGGGGGACTGCGTTTTCGGTTGCGCGCAGAAATGTTATCGCCATAGAAAACATATAACATATATAAAACATATGTTCTCCCATGTCATGACTATTTTGGAAACATGGAACAGGTCCCCACGAAGGGGTCTAGACCCCTTGAATTAAATTAATTAATTCAAGGGGTCTGAAGGGGTCGGGTGCGTTTTTGGCTGCGCGCAGAAATGTCATGGCTAATGAAAACATATAACATATATAAAACATATGTTCTCCCATGTCATGACTATTTTGGAAACATGGACGGTCCCCCAAACGGGAGGGACTCGTCCAGAAATCCTCGAGGAGCATTGAGCATCGAGGGGGTACTGCGTTTTTGGCTGCGCGCAGAAATGTCATGGCTAATGAAAACATATAACATATATAAAACATATGTTCTCCCATGTCATGACTATTTTGGAAACATGGACGGTCCCCACCAAATTCCGTACTTAAAAAGCAAGACCTACTTCTTACCAAGACATGTTCCAAGCCGTCGCATGGGAAGGGGGCGACGATGAAACCGAAGACCGGTACACGATCCGCGTGTACGGCCGCGGCGAGGATGGGCAGTCCGTGTCGGTCGCGACGCACTTTGACCCCTTCTTTTTCATCAAGGTGTCCGCCCGGGACAACATCGTGGCCCTGCGCACCACGCTCACGCGCCACTTCAAACATACCCTGACCGACTTTCGCGAGCACCACGCCAAAGACTTGTGGGGCGGGTTCCAGAATGGCCGGCGGGCGCGCTTCGTGTGCGTCTCGTTCCGGACGCACCGGGCCATGCGCAACTGCGTGTGGTCGCTCGAGAATGCGCAGAAGCGCGGCGGCGATTGGCTCCAAGACTTGTCGGCGTTCAGTCGGCTCAAGGTGTACGAGGCCAACATAGACCCGGTGCTGCGCTTCATGCACCTGACCAACATCCCGTCGACCGGGTGGGTCGACCCCGGCCCCAACTGCGAGCCCGACTATGCCGCCGCGTGCGACGTCAACCTCTTCAGCCCCAACTGGCGCAACGTAAAACCGGTGGCCCGCGACGACATTGCGCCCCTGCGCGTCGCGTCGTTCGACATAGAGTGCTACTCGTCGACCGGCGAGTTTCCGAACGCGAGCATCCCCGGCGACGTGTGCTTCCAGATAGGCATCACCTCGCACCAGTTTGGACGAGACGGCACGCGCACGCGCAAGTGCCTGTGCCTTCAAGAAACGGACGCGCCCGACTGCGAGTCGTTCAAGACTGAGCGCGCGCTCATGGAGCGGTTCGCATCCTACCTGCGCGAGCTCGACCCGGACATTCTGACCGGCTGGAACATCTTCGGCTTTGACTTGGAGTACCTGCAGATTCGCACGGCGATGCTCGGGTGCGCGCCGATGGCGCACGTCTGGGGCCGGCTCAAAAACACGCCGATCAAGCTCGTCACAAAGGACCTGAGCTCGAACGCGCTCGGGAACAACGTGCTCAAGATGGTGCCCATGAACGGCCGGTACGTGTTCGACCTGTTCCAGGACATCAAGCGCGAGCACAAGCTCGAGTCGTACTCGCTCAACAACGTGTCCAAGCACTTTCTGACCGACATGGCCAAGCTGGACATGCCGGTCAAGGAGATTTTCCGGCGGTACCGCGAGGGCACCCCCCGCGAGCTCGGCGAGGTGGCCGAGTACTGCATAGTGGACACGGAGCTGCCGCTCGAACTCATGGCGAAGCTGTACACGGTCCCGAACCTTATCGAGATGGCCAAGGCGTGTTGGGTGCCACTGTCCTTCCTGAGCGAGCGCGGCCAGCAAATCAAGGTGTTCAGCCAGATGGCACGCAAGGCGCGCGAGCTCGGCTTTCTCATACCGACCATCCGCGTCAAGGCGGCGTCACTCACGGGCGAAAAGTACGAGGGCGCGACGGTGCTCGAGGCGCAGACCGGTGCGTACTACACGCCCATCACGGCGCTCGACTTTGCGAGCCTGTACCCGAGCATCATGTGTGCGCACAACCTGTGCTACTCGACGCTGGTCATCGACCCCGCGTTCGACAACCTGCCCGGCGTGACGTACGACCAGTTTGGCGAGTGGCGGTTCGCACAGGCGCCCGCGCCGTCGCTCATCCCCGCGATTCTCACGGAGCTCAAGGCGTTTCGCAAAAAGGCGAAGAGGGACATGGCGGCCGCGGAGGGCACGCCGATGGAGGCGGTCTACAACGGCAAGCAGCTCGCGTACAAGATTTCGATGAACTCGGTCTACGGGTTCACGGGCGCGCAGAAGGGCATGCTGCCGCTCGTCGCCATCGCCGCGTCGACCACCATGCGCGGCCGCCAGATGATCGAGGAGACGAAGCAGTACGTCGAGGCGAACTTCCAGGGCGCGAACGTGCGGTACGGGGACACAGGTAAGACATTCAAAGCCTTGCAACGTGTGACACGCACTCTGACACGCCCCCACAGACAGCGTGATGGTCGAGTTTGACGTGCAGGGGCGCAAAGGCCAGGATGCCATCGACTACTCGTGGGCCCAGGGCGAGCTCGCCGCGCAGGCGTGCACCAAGCTGTTCAAGGCGCCGAACGAGCTCGAGCTCGAAAAGGTGTACTGCCCGTACTTTTTGTACAGCAAGAAGCGCTACGCCGCCAAGATGTACGAGAAGAAGGGCAACGCGGTCGTCTTCAAAAAGGTGGACGTCAAGGGCTTGCAGGTGGTCCGCCGCGACTCGTGTCAGTACGTGCGCGATACGCTCAAGACGCTCCTGAACCTCGTGCTCGACTCGGACGACCCGCTGCCGGCGATTGAGTGCGCCCGCGCAGCCGCCAAGGCGCTCACGGGCGGCCACGTGCCGATGGAGAAGCTGCTCATGAGCAAGCAGCTCGCGAGCAGCTACAAGGTGAAGATGCCGCACGTCGAGGTGCGCGACAAGATTCGCAAGCGCGCGCCGGGGTCGGAGCCGCAGCAGGGCGACCGCGTCCAGTTTGTCATCGTCCAGGGCGCGTCCAAGTCGGCCAAGTTGTGGCAAAAGGCGGAGGACCCGGCGTGGGTCGTGGAGCACGCCGTCCCGATAGACTACCGGTACTACTTTACGAACCAGCTGAAGAAGCCCGTGTGCGACTTGCTCGAGCCGCTCGTCGGGTCCAAGCCGGAGGTGACCATCTTCAACCCGCCCAAGCCCGGGAGCCGCATCACAGACTTTTTCGGCAAGTCGGGTATATAGAGATGAGACGTGTAAACCACAAGAAGAATGCGCCGCTGCCAGCACGATGAGTGTGGTAAGTTTGCTATAGGCACCACCAAGTTCTGCAAAGCACACGGTGGCGGTACGCGGTGCCAAGAAATGGGCTGCACAAAGTCAGCTCGAAGCACCACTGAGTTTTGCATAGCACACGGTGGCGGCGAGCGGTGCCAAGAAATGGGCTGCACAAAGTCAGCTCGAAGCACCACTGAGTTCTGCTCACAGACTCACATCACGCGGATTGAGGACGGGCTTGTCGACGCTTCAGAAGGACTTGTGGAAATTTACGAATTGTTCTATTGAGCACATAAAACTTGCGCAAGTCTAATTGACATGGAGGAACAGGTTCGCCGCATCATCCAGGCCGAGGTGACTCGCCGCGTCGAGGCCCGGGTGACGCAGGTGCTCGAGGTTGTCTCGCGACAATATGACGTCTCGCTCCCGCGCCTCATGAAGGACTACTCGGAGCTCGAGGCGCGGGAGGATGAGGGTGGGAAAAAGCAGTGCCTAGGCCTCGTCGGGAAGGGGGGGCGGTGCACGCGCTCGGCGCGCGAGGATGGCTATTGCAAGAGCCACACGAAGCAGGCGCCGGTGGCACGCGCCGTGGCAGCGCCCGCAGCCCCCGTAGCTGGCCCGGTGCACGTGGCGGTGCAGCACACGCACACGATGCCGCCGCTCTTCCTCGACGGGTGTCCGGCGTGCGAACATCAAAAGCGAAACCGGTTAAACATATGAGTGTCTAGAGTGTCATGACGAGCAAATCGGACCTGTTATTCGAGTCTCTGTCGCGCTTCTTCGAGGTGCCCCAAAACAGCGAGCAGCTCCAAGCCATCCTGACGCACCGCCACGGCATCTCCCTGCGCAACCTCGAGTGGTTCGTGACCAACTACTCGAAGAATCGCCACGTCACCTACCAGACGTCGGCCGGCAAGCCGTTCACGGTGCACGTCGCGTACAAATCGAGCCTCGACGGCTACTCCAAGAAGCTGTTCGACCCATTCTGCCGGACGGTGCGCATCCAGTTCCAGGGGCTGACCACCACGGTTGCCCAGCTCAACTTCATCCGGTGGTGCATCACCAACGGCATCATCGAATACCTCATCACACAAAAGGGAGTCTTGCAAACCCGCCTTGAACCTCAAGAACCGTGTAGCCATAGTAAAACAGGTTCAGGTTGTACTCTGCCAGCAGAACCGGCACGTACCGCGAGTTGAACACGAGTTGGAGCGACGTGGTTTGCGAGTTGAGCTTGGAAAAGTTGATGTACCCCCCCTGATTGTACTCCTTTGGGCTCAAGCCGAACGAGTACATGTAGATGTTCTTGGAGGGGACGGACAAGCCGTGCTCCATCGGCTGCTTGAAGGAGTAGTACAAGCCGCCCTGGAACGTCGACAGCACGTCCACGTTGTTGAGTGTAATTTTAGCCGTTTGGACCGTGTCTGCGTAGTTCACCTCCCCCGACGGGAAGGACAGCGGGACAGCCGCGCGCATGTAGCGCGTCGTGTAGCCGTAGTCGTAGCGCGTGTCGTAGTAGTTGCGGTCCGTGCTTTCGTATGTGTTGTTCCGGATGAACCACGAAATCATTTGGACCGGGAAGCTCGCCGTGAGGCTCAGGTTCGCCTGCCCTTGAGTAAACTTGAGGGTTGACTCCTTTTTAATCTTGTTGATGATGAGCCGGATGGGGTTGTTCATGTAGTAGATGCGCTCGGCCGGCGTGAGCTTAATCTCCTCGACGATGAGCGAGGGGCGCAGGATTTCCACGTCGGTCGGGTTGTTTGTGAACCACGAACTCGGGTGAAACTTGATTCGGATGTAAATCTTCTGGTTGAGGATGGCGCACGTCGGAAAGTACGGCCGGCGCAGACGCTCGTGGCGACCCTTGCCGCCAGAGTGCCGCCGGCAGAAGAAGAGCTCGAGCGGGATGATCACCTTGCCGGTGGCGCCGCTGACAGCCTCGGTCATGCTCGCTTGCTCGTCGGCGTCGAGAAACAGCTGGTCCCGGATGTTGTACCAATCGTCCGTGAGCGTCTCTATGACCGTCTCGTTCACCATAAAGTCCACCTGGCTGATGAGCGCGCGCCCGACGCGGTCCGCATACTTGGACGAGCCGGTCAGCGTCGGCAGCGTGCACTGCAGGTACATGTTGGACATGAGGTCGCCGAGCTCGGACGGGTTGAGTTCGACCGTCACCGTCTGGCCTATGAAGACGGTGCCGGGCAGGGCCACGATGCGTTGGTACATGACGTGGTTGGTGTGCATGGGGTACGACGGGTTGAACCGCGACGCCTCAAAGTCGCTCCCGGTCATGAAGCGCTCTTGGGGCCCGATGGCGTACAGGGACAGGATGGCGCCCGCGTCAAAGCCCTTTTTGGAAACCTCCTCGAACGTGTCCACGGGCCGCTCGGCGCACTCGAGCCCGGTGTTCAAGTCGCGCAGCGGCGCATAGTCCCCGCCGCGCAGCTCCTTCTCTTTCGACACGTCCGGCTGGACGTAATATTCCGCTTGGGCGATGGGCGCCGGCTGAAACGTCGTGGCCACGTTCGGCTGGGTCACGATGACGTCCGAAAAGGTGATGGCCGTCGTGACATCCTGGGCGAGCGTCTGCGCGGTTGCCACCGCGACGTACGCGTTTGACATCTTGCGCGGCTCGATCTGCGTGATGACCCTGCCGGGCAGGGAGCTGTACGACTCCACCTTGCTCTCGGCGCCGAGCCCGGGCAGGGCCCACATGCTCCACCCGGCCGCAAACCCGTTCGGCGGCACCTGCGTAAAGTACACGGCGGCGGTGCCGCCTTGGACGAGGTAGAAGCCGGTAGCCTTGCCGTGCAGGTTTTGTGTCACGATGGTTTGCTGCCCGGGCGGGTGCAACGTCGCGCCCACCACAAATTGGTCACCGTACGGCACGGTTTGGGAGACGTCCGTGACAAAGTCGAACGTCCACGCGTGATCGCGTGATGCCGTCTGCGCGCGAACGTCCACCGCGGTGATGCGCACGTTGCCAGTCACGCCCGTGATGCCTTCGACCGTCCAATTGCTGCGCATCCCCGCCGGGGGGGTGGTCATTGCGAAGAAACGCATGGACTCCTCAGACCGCCTACGATAGAACCCAGTGACCTGTACGGGGCTACTCGCCATTACAACACGCTCAGGTTATGTTTCCACATGTCCGACACACTCGTGGCGCGGAGCGCCTCCATCTCGCGCGTCGCCGCGCTCGCCTTGGCGACCAGCCGCGCAATCTCCTCCGCGGTATACCCGGACGTCTTGATGTCGAGCATCTTCGGCGCGTGCGCCCGCGAAAAGCCAGCCGTGACCATGTCCGCGTCGAGCTCCGCCTTGGTCCTGCGAAACACGAGCAGGGTGCCCGCGGTGACCAGCCCGATGAAGCGCGCCTTTTCGGCGAGCCAGTGCGCCTCGGTCTCGAGCTCGCGCAGCACGTGCGCCTTGCGCTTCTTGTAGAGCGCGTGCCGGATGCGCATGTAGTCCAGCAGAATCTCCTCGGCGCTCGCAAACTTCTTCACCGCGCCATCCGCGCCGATGAGGTACATGTTGCTCACGTGGACCGTCTTGCTCAAGCCGAGCTCCTTCACAGGGTCGGTCAGCTCGCCGACGATGCGAAAGTCCGGGGTGGACTCGGTCGAGTGGTTCTCGTACCGTGCGATCGTCCCCTTTTCGACCAGGTCGTCCAAGTGCTCCTTGAAATCCTGGATCCACTTGCCGGGCGGAAGCTCGGTCACGCGCACCGTGTCGCCGACGCGCGTCCACGTCCCCTCCAGGACCCACGCGCCCGCCTTGGCGGTCGTCGTGCCGGTGAACCCCTTGAAGAACGGCTTCATGGGCACGAGCGGCGCGCCGTCGAGCGCGTTCCGGATGTTCTGCGCGATGACCGCCGGGTCAAAGGGTGGCACGTAGCACGAAAAGCCCGTGCCGATGCCCTCGCCGCCATTCACCAGAATCATGGGCACCACGGGCGCATAGTACGCCGGCTCGACCGTCTGGCCGTCGTCCACGAGGTATGACAGCACGGCGTTGTCGCGCTCGTCGAAAATCTTCGCCGTCGCCGGGCTCAGGCGCGTGAAGATGTAGCGGGCGCTCGCGTGGTCCTTGCCGCCCTGCAGGCGCGTGCCAAACTGGCCGCTCGGCTCGAGCAGGTTCAGGTTGTTTGTGCCGACAAAGTTCTGGGCCAGGTTGATGATGGTGCCCTGCAGGCTCGCCTCGCCGTGGTGGTACGCGGTCTGCTCGGCGACGTACCCGGACAATTGCGCAACCTTCATGTCTGCGGTCAAGCCTCGCTTCAGGCATGCGTAAATCACCTTGCGCTGGCTCGGCTTCAGCCCGTCGGCGACGTGCGGGATGGAGCGCCGGATGTCCTCGACGGAGAAGCACGCGAGGTCGCGGTGCACAAAGTCAGTCACGCCGAGCTCCACAAGGCTGCCGTACGGAATGCCGGCCGGCGGCGCCGCCATGTGGCCGCGGAGCCACGTCTTGCGCTGATCGGCGTGCGACTTGGCAAACGCCAGGACCATCGAGTCGTCCATGGCGGCGTCCGGTGTAAACTTGACCGTCAACCGGTCAATCTGGCCAAAGTACTCCTTGGCCTCGGCGCTCGTGGACGTGCCCAGCCCCTTGTAGTACTTGACGGCACCCTTGGTCGGGCCGGCGGCGCGAAACGCCTCCTCGGTGAAGAACCACTGCTTGCCCGCCTTGATCACCGGGGTCACCATGGACACCACAAAGCCCAGACGAATCAGCGACGGCCAGTACACGTGGAACATGTTCAGGACCAGCCCCTTGATGTGGCTCCCGTCCAAGTCGGCGTCGGTCATGATCATGAGCCGGCCGTACCGCAATTCTCTCAGCGAATTGTACACCTTGCCATGCTGCAACCCGAGTATCTTCTTCAGGTCGTTGAACTCGGCATTGTCGGCCACTTGCTTCGCGGACGCGTCGCGCACGTTCCGCGGCTTTCCCCGCAGCGGGTACACGCCGTACGCGTCGCGACCGACGACGCTGAGGCCCGCGACCGCCAGCGCCTTGGCCGAGTCACCCTCGGTAATCACAAGCGTGCACTCGGTGCTGCGCGCCGTGCCGGCCCAGTTGGCGTCGTCGAGCTTGGGCACGCCCGTGATGCGCACCTTCTTGGAGCCGTCCGTCTTCTTCAGCTCCCGCTCAGCCTTGGCGGCGCCGAGCGAGAGGAGGTCGTCGAGGACGCCCGTCGCGAGGACATCCTTGACGAACTTGGGCTTGAGTGGTTCGATGAGGTCTGTTATTTTTGACGTGCACTCCGCCTTGGTCTGGCTCGTAAAGGTGGGGTTGATGATCGTGGCCCGGACAAACACAAAGAGGCTTGCGCGCACTTGGAAGGGGCGCGCGGATGCGACGCGCTTGTCCTTCAGAATCTCCGCAATCACCAGCGACGCGACGCGCTCGACGTGCGTCCCGCCCTTGGTCGTGGCGATGCCATTCACGAACGAGACTTGGTCAAACTGCCCGGTGGTCGAATGGCCAATCACAATGTCGAACGTGGCCGTGTGCATCTTGGCGATGGGCACATCCGGCCCGAGGTGGCGGCGCGCATAGTCCTCGAGGTCCGGCACTTTGAGCTGCGCGCCGTTGAACGTCACCTTCGCCTTGGTGCACCAGAGCGCCGCGTCCCACGTGCGCTTCTCAACCAGCGCGCCAAAGTCGCCCGCGCCGCCAAAGCGCTCCCAATCCGGTACAAAGTCGATGCGGACGCCGCACGCGCTCGCGGCCGCCTTGGTGATGACGGGCGGGTCCCGGGTGCCCATGTTGTCCCGCCACTCTTGGATGTACCGTTGCCCGTCATTCTCGACCGTGACACGGAACAGCTTCGAAAAGACGTTGGCGAGCTTGGCGCCGTAGCCGTTGCGGCCACCCGTGACGCGGTCCTCCGTGTCGTCGTAGTTTGAGCTTGTGAGCAGGTGGCCGAAGAGCATCTCGGGGATCCAGAGGTTTTCGGTTTCGTGGCGCTCGATCGGGATGCTCACGCCGTCGTTCCAGACGGACACACCGACCCCGGCGCACTCGACGCCGATGCGCTTGACGCGCTTGGGGTTCAGGGACCACTGGTCGATCGCGTTGACCAGCACCTCGTCGAAGATTTTGACGAGCGCCGGCGAGACGACGCGCTGCTCGTTCCAGCACCGGACGGGTTCACGCGCCATGGAACCCACATAGGTATCAGGGCGCTTGAGGATGTGCTCGACGTGGCTGAGCTTCTCGTAGGTTCTCTTCATTTGTAGAGTATGGGGGGCTTTTTTTATGTGTCCATCGTAGACGGGGATGGAAGTCGAGACCCCGGATGACGACACCGGGGCTACGATCCTCGTCTTTTTCATCTGCGCAGGCTTGCTCGCCTTGCTTATCTGGTACCTCTTTTATAGGGACGCAACCCCCGAGGACGAGTCACTCACCACCGACGACTCCTACCAAGCCTACAACGACATGTCGCCCGAAGAGCTCGCCCGAACGATCGCGGATGCGACGGCCGACTATTACGCCTGGAACGACTCGCAGTTCTTCCCGCTCGCGGGCGGGACCATCGGCGGCGCCACGTCAAACCTGCCCATGAATGTGCCGCGGCTCATGACGGTGATGACCGGGGCGGTGCTCCTCGACCCGGGCACTCTGCGCATCGCTCTCAACATCCTCAAGCGTCGCATCCTCTCCATGCCCGGGGCCATGAGCGAGGCGCGGCTCGCATACCGCATGGCCAAGGCGACGGTCGCCGGTGGTGAGAAGCTGCTCACACGCCTCGGCGTCCGTGCCGCCGCCCGTGCGGCAACCGCGGGAGCTGCTAGGCTTGCCGTCGCCTCGACTCAAATTGCATCCATGGGTGCGGCAGCAGCTGCAGCCGGTCCGGCGGCGCCTATAGTTGCCATTGCAGAGTTTGTATTTGCTGCGACGCTCGGCATGTTGGACCAGTTTGGCGTCGGTGGGTATACCGAACTCGTTCCGGCCGAAATGTACGAGGGCATGCGCGACGAATGGGACCGCTTTGCAAAGGAAGATTTTGCAGCGAATGGGGCGGAATGGCCGTGCATCGCCGGGCCGCTCGACGCAATATCGCAGTCGGACTATGAGGCAAAGCTGATCGCCGCCATGGACACCATCATGGACGACGTGACACACCCGGTGTCCGTGCTCATCCAAGCGCTGTACGCCGAGCGACTCAACACGCTCGGCCGCGACCTGACCGACGAAGAGTATGACGCCATGCTCCTCACAGACGATGTCGGCAAGAAATGCAACGAAGCAACCCTTGCCCTTGTGATTGAGCAAGTCGGCGGCAAGCTCATCCGGCTGCCGTCCGGAAACGTCGCGTGCTCGTACACGACCAGGGAGGCTGCCGAGGCGAGCTTCGTGTGGCCCCTGAGCGACGAGCGCGACAAGGACATTTACTGCGAGTGGAACGAGGAGGGTGGCTACGCCCAAGTGGGCCAGTCGAGCATGCGCACGCTCGCCGAAAGCCTCGGGAACGGCTGCACGTACAACTTTGAGACGCGGCTGCCGAACCTGACCGAGGCGTACTGTCGGGGCAACGGCCTCGACTACAGCGGCGGGCAGTGTCGATACGCCGACGGCCAAGAGATTGCCGAGGCCATCTTCGGTCGGACATTCATCCGCGGGCTCACGCAGGTGTTTGACCCGAAGCAGTACAAGGATTGCGCCGACACGGATTGGTGCTACGGCGGCCTCGACGAGCAGGGGGTTCGGCGCAACCCGACGAGCGATTGCCTCGGAGATTTCGAGGGGCTCACCGGGATTGTGCTCGGACAAGTCGGCTCGACGTACTTTTGCCGCAAGGAGCGCACCGCATTCTCGCGTGCGCCGCACGACATGAAGTGTCAGACGGGCTACTACGAAACAACCCCCGGGTTTTGTAAGAAGAATTGCGACAATGCCGCCGAAGACGGCCGCCTGTACAAGCCGAAGGATGGACTTTGCTACCACCCGGACGTGGACTTTTCGTCGTGGCCCAGCGGCTTGGTCAAAACCGGATCTCTCGAGGGTTGCCCGGATGGGTCAGACGATGTCGCCGGTACGTGCTGGTCGCGCGGTCCGTGTCGCACATACGATGACCCCTGTGCGAACAGGGCACCAAACTGGCTCGGTGGGGGGTGTCTATGGGGTGTTAAGACAACCGGGTGTCCGGCCGTCACGAAGAATTTGTATGAACGGCGCACCTTGTGCCCGACCGGCTACCGCCAAGTGGGGGCAACCTGCGAAGCCGTCTCGGCCCGGTTCGACGAAACCGTCTACTCCATCGCGGACAAGGGCGAGTGTACCGACGGGCGCGAACGGGAGGGCCTGCTCTGCTACGACAAGTGCCCGGATGCATACGAAAAGGTTCCCGGTGGCCTCATGTGCCAACCGCGCCAAGGGCCCAAGATTGAGATGAAGGCGAAGGAGCGCGCGGCTGCGTACAGCACGCCCGACTTTGAAAACTCGCCCGTCGGCAAGCGCGCAAATTCGCTCGGGACTGCCATTCGCACGGGCGACGCGCGCGGGATTGCACAGGGCCTCGCGTGCCTGTCTCTCGCGACCAACCCCGTCGTCACAGGCCTCGGGATGCAAGACTTTGTGAATATGATACCCGACTCTGAGACGGGTGTGGGCGTCGAGCAAACGTAGGCCTACCGGAAGAGCATATAGACCAAAACGCCAATGAGGCAAAACCCAAGGAAATACATGACGTACTCACCGAAGCCCCCAAACATAGAGTCAAAAAGGTCCCGAATCATGTCGAAGGGGTTTGGGATGGCATTTGCAGCCTCGTGGTCCATGTGGTTCTCGAGGCTCGTGTGGAGCACGAACGTGCCCAGATCCTTGACGGTTGCGGCGAGCCGGTCGGTTGTCGTAAACTCCACCTCGTTGTGCGCCGTCTTCTCGGCCGTGATCGTGTACGTCTTCGTGTCGAGCACCGTGCCCGTCCCGGCGAACGTGATCGAGTCGCCGATGACCACGCCGTTCGGCTCGATCGTGGGCGCGAATGTGCACAGGATGGTGGAGGTGCTGCTGTTTTTCAACTCGGAAATCGTGTACGTCTTGCCGTCGTTGCCGGCACCCTCGTTCGCGTCGCTGAGCATGCGGACTGTGATGTAGGCGCCGAGACCGAGCGCTGCTAGACCACCCGCCTTCTTGGCGCGGCTTTTCCACCTCCCACCCGCCTTGGGCGGTTCTCCTGTTCGCGGCGGCGCATCTCCTGTACGTGGCGGCGCATCTCCTGTTCGCGGCGGGGCTCCGCCACTTGGGCGCGGTGGGGCGGCACCCGAGGTACTACGCGGGACGGAAGGGGTAGATCCACCACTCGGGGCACGAGTGAAAGGATTACGGAGCTTGAACGGAGCCATTACATACTGTCAAGGTTATTTGTGCATCGGGTTCAGTGCGGTCAGCACCACGTCAACCGGGTGGCCGTACTCGTTCGCGACATCCGCTGCTGTCCGCCCGCTCGCAATCTCGTGCATGAGCAACTTGGTCAGGTGCCACTCCTGTGCCTGCTTCGACCGCCCGCGCACGGCGTTGGTCACATTCCCGCGCTTCTTGAATGCTCGGAGGAGCTTCTTCTTCTCAGACGGGGTCCACCGCTTGCCGTGCTCGTTCGAACCAGTCACGAGCTTGTGCGTGCGGACGAGCTTGTTGGTGCGGCTGCGCAGCGACAAGATGACGCGCTCGAGCTCCTCCAGCCCTTCGTCCGTGGGGGGGTTGTGCTGCCCGGGGTCGTACGACAGCCAAAACTCGAGCTCCTCATCAACAATAGGCTGGGGGGCAGCAGCCTTGAACAGTAGCGCACCCATCTTGTTATGGTATGGGCAGCAGCCCTTAACTATTTTGTGCGCCAACTACAATGAAGTCGCCGACGATCGCCCAGTTTGCCAAGATGGGGTTTGGCCTCGGACTCGGTGCAATGGGCGTTCATATCATATTCATGATTGTAGGCCTGGCACTCTTGTTTTGGGGCAATCTGTTGCTGATAAAGGCGCGGCGGAACGGCACGAGCGTCTACCCCGCGTACGGCGCCATGCTCCTCGGGTGCGTATTCGGCCTAGGCCTCGGGGCATCCTCTATCATGTCTGGCATGGAGACCAATTTTTAGAGTGGCCCGGTGTCAAGTGATGCCCGGTGTCAAGTGGGTGCGTTTTTTTCTGCGCGCAGAAATGTCATGGCTAATGGAAACATATAACATATATATAACATATGTTCTCCCATGTCATGACTATTTTGGAAACATGGAACTGGTCCCCACGAAGGGGTCTAGACCCCTTGAATTAAATTAATTTAATTCAAGGGGTCTGAAGGGGTCAGGTGCGTTTTTTTCTGCGCGCAGATATGTCATGGCTAATGGAAACATATAACATATATATAACATATGTTCTCCCATGTCATGACTATTTTGGAAACATGGACGGTCCCCCAAACGGGAGGGACTCGTCCAGAAATCCTCGAGGAGCATTGAGCATCGAGGGGGTACTGCGTTTTTTTCTGCGCGCAGATATGTCATGGCTAATGGAAACATATAACATATATATAACATATGTTCTCCCATGTCATGACTATTTTGGAAACATGGAACTGGTCCCCACCGGACCAAGAAAAAAACGAGTCCTGTGCAGACCACCGAATGCATGCGTGCATGCGACTTCAAACATGTCGACCAGCGCGTTGGTACACGCCTACCCGGATAAGGGCAACCTGCGCGTTGTCATCTCGCTCGACAAGACGCACGGTGACCGCATGCAAAATGCCAAGGCGTGCCTCTGGACGGGGCAGGCGAGCCATTCATGTATGGACTTTTTGATGGAGAGCAAACTCCCCATTTTGGTCATCAAGCGAAGCGGCAGCACGTTCATGGGGATGGCCGTGAACGTGCGATGCATCACGGAGCGTGCGACAAACTGCCCACCGGTTTGGTCTTTCGAGCTCAGCACGGATAACCCCCCGCCGGTCGTCGACCCGTGCCCCGACGTACCGGACGAAACCCCCTACCGCTTCCGAAAAATATTCATGGCGAAATACGGCATCGCCAAGGTGAAGGGGTCTATCAACGAGGGTATCTTCTTGTGCTCGAAAAAGTAGTTAGTGTGTGTTGTTTTTACACAACCCCAAGTACAGAAACACATTTCCTATATTTCCTAGAATATGCATCGTCGAATGAGCATAGACACTCGATCGGCCCTGCATGCGGCGTGAAAGAATGTAACACCCTATCCCCAACAATATGAAACCCGTATATCCCCAGCAGTACACCCTTTCCGTTTCGAGAGCTCTCCAAGCGTGATAGATTGCTCCCGACGAAATATTCACGATGTCGATATTTCGTCGCCAGCCGTACACTGGATGTCTCCAGTAATTTATCGAACAAACTAGCGTGGCGATAGACGTCGCCAGACAGTCGTAGAGCTTGCAATACGCTGCACCGGTACAACTCGCAAGCACAGTAAATGAACTACACAGTAATATCTTAGCTTCCTTCGGCGGTACCACTTCCATTAGGATACAAAGTTTGTGAAGCTTTAACGATTATCTTTCGCAACCACCCCTGCATCACGTAGAGCGACCCTGTAATGGGTATGGCAATCTGATGCCGCCACGCAAGCAGCGTCGCTGTCAACAGCTCCGAGTACTCGTACACGGTCAGCATCGCGGTAATCATCGCATTTTCAGCATCGGGGCTGCGATACAGAGTTACCATTACATGTTCAGAAGACTAGCCTTTTATTTGGACCTCACTTGACACCGGACCAAGAAAAAACGAGTTCTGTGCAAACCACCGAAACCTAAAGGCAAGGTACAATAAAATCAAAATGACCTCCCCCCTCTGGCAGACTATCCACGCCGAGGCGGTTCGTCTCAAGCACCTCGACCCGGTGAAGATGGCCGACTCGGCCGTGCACATGCGCGAGCGCGCGCTGCTCATGAAGCAGAACCGCCGCTGCACAAAGCTCATAGACGTGAAGCCGCGCGCTCCGCCGCCGCCCGTGCCCATGAAGAAGAAGGCGGCCATCAAGTGCAAGGCGATTGCCATCGGCACCAACCGGCAATGCGCCTGCGCGGCCAAGATGGCTGGCTTTTGCACGAAACATTTTGTGGAGCTCAAGTAGGGCACATGGATTGGGACTATGTGTGGATAGCTATAATAATAAACTTTCTCGCCGCATACCTTGTCCCGCGCATCCTGCGGAAGCCCACAGGCATACAGGTCGTAGACGACATAGTCTTGTACATGAACGCCCAGAAGAGCTTCCTGCTCGCCTCGAGCCTCGTGCTCGGCGCGGTCGTCTACGCCTCGCACTCCTGGATCGACAGCAGGTCCGAAGCCACCTCGGCCATGAGCGTGGACACCACCCCATTCTCGGCAAAGTGAACCTTTTCGGCGAAGCACGTGCGCATCGCGGCGATGAGCTCCTCTTGCGACGGGTGGCCCCAACACATATCCTTGGTGAACAAGAAATCGTCAAAGCCCACGGGGCCGACCGTGCACTTGACGACGTGCGGCGTCCGGACGTACTCCTTCAGACCCCCGTAATCCGTGATGATCAGCGGCTTGTTCCGCATCGCCGCCTCGACCGCCCCCATCCCGACACCCTCGGAGTGCGAGCAGTTGACATAGCAGTGACCGAGTGAGTGCACCTGCTCCATCTGGGCGTCGGTCAAGAGCCCGTTGATGATCTGGACGCCCGGCACCTTCCACTCCACGTCCGCCCTGCACGTCGCCTTGAGGAGCAGCACCGCCTCGCCCGGGGGAAACTTGCACCGAAGGAACGCCTCGACCAGCTTTACGATGTTCTTGCGCGGGTCCATGATGTTGCCGATCGTGTAGAACACGTACGGCGTGCCGAGTCGCGGCGCCTCGGGCCGACTCGGCGCCGCCGCAAACAGCCGGAGGACCTTCCAGGTTGTCGCCGGGAATTGGCGCTCTAGGACCCGCTTGCAAAAGTCGGATGCGACGTACATGGTCTTGTACTTTTCGAGCATGCCGTAGGCCGGGTGGACCGTCTCGGTCTCGCAGATGGTCATGTACGTCATCGTCGTGCACCGGCGGGCGAGCGCGTCCACCATCGCGAGCTGCGCCGGGATGGGGAGCACAAACGCAAAGCCCCTGTCGTACCGCTCGCGGCTCGGCGTGTCCGAAAACTCGACATACTCCGCGTCACGCAACAGGGTCGTGTACCGCCTCGTCACTTGGCCGATGCCCGACAGCAGGGGCGGGCCGATGAAAAGCCAGCTCGACATCGTTCGTGATCATCCTTTGGACCAGCTCTTTAAACCTGATACGAGGAACCCAATTCAGCTTGTCGCGCGCCTTGGACGCGTCACCAACCAGGAGGTCCACCTCGGCCGGGCGGTACAGCTTGGGGTCGACCCGCAGGACCACCTGGTCCGTCCCGGCTAGGAAGGCTGCACCGTCGCCGCGCCACTCGAGCACGAGCCCGATCGCGTCACACGCCTCCCGGACAAACTCGCGGATCGAGTGCATCTCGCCCGTCGCCACCACGAAATCCTCCGGCTCATTCTGCTGGAGCATGCGCCACATCGCTTCGACGTAGTCCTGGGCGTGGCCCCAGTCGCGCCGGGCGTCCAGGTTGCCGAGCTCAAAGCCCTCACCCGTCTTGAGAAAGTTGGCCAGGCCCTTGGTGATTTTGCGCGTCACAAACTCCTCGCCGCGCCACTCGGACTCGTGGTTGAACAGGATGCCCGTCACGGCGAACATGCCGTGCGCCTCGCGGTAGTTGCGCGTGATCCAGTACGCGTACACCTTGGCGACGCCGTACGGGCTGCGCGGGTGGAACGGGGTTAGCTCAGTCTGAGGCGTCTCACGCACCTTGCCGAACATCTCGGACGTCCCGGCTTGGTAGAAGCGAAACTTCTTGGCGCACGGGCTCGTGCGGATCGCCTCGAGGAGGCGCAGCGTGCCGAGCGCATCCACGTTGGCCGTGTACTCGGGCTGCTCGAACGACACCTGGACGTGCGACTGCGCCGCGAGGTTGTACACCTCGATCAGCTCGTAGTTCAGCTCGAGCTCGTTGACGACGGCGGTGAGCCGCGACGTGTCGGTGAGGTCGCCCTGCACGATGCGGAAGTTTGGATTCGCCTTGAGGTGGTCGATCCGCGAGTGCTTCGACTCGGAGCAGTAGCGCGCGAGACCGACCACGTGGTACGGAATCGCGTGCCCGAGGAGAAACTCGGCGAGGTAGCGGCCATCCTGGCCCGTCACGCCCGTGATGAGCGCGCAGCGCATCCCGTATCTTCTTCACGGCTCAAAGCTTTAGCTTGGCTCAAGAGCCACGCGACGCGCACGGTCGTCTCGTCGAGCATGCGCAAGAAGATGACCTTGTTGCGAAACGAGAGGGGCTCGACCGAGACGAGACACGCGGCGATGCGGCACGGCCACAGGTCGAACATGCCTTGAAAGGCGCGTTGGTTTTTTACAGGCTCTTCGTGCGCGCCGGCGCCGGCTGAGCGAACAGCTGGGCAAAGGTGGCTGCGTCCTGCTCGAGCGGAGTGGCTGCGCCCGCCTCGCGCACCTGCCGCAGCAGGAACCCGTCGTCCGGGATAAAGTCCCACCCGGCGCGGTCCTCGTTCATGATGCCGGACATGTTAAAGTCAAACACCTTGGTCACGCCGTTCCTGTCCGTGCCAAAGTTGTCCACCTTCCAGTCAATGTACGCGATGCCGTGCTTCAGAAAGTGCTCGTGGGCACGCTCGATGTCCAGGCGATTGAACTCCTTGTTGCCAGTCTCCAGGAGCTCCATGTCGATACACTCGCGGGACGCGCGGTAGATGGTGACGACGTTCGGGTGCGGGTTCGCCTTGAGGATGTGTGCAATCTCCAACTCGACCGCATCCGGCCTGGTTTTGCGGAAGATGGAGTGAAAGTCATCCACGCGAGTCTTTTCGATGAGCGCGGCGAGGCGGCGCAGCACGCCGCACAGGAGCCCGAGGCCGGCGACGGTGCACACGGCGGCGCTCATCTGTCGGTACAAAGCGCCTCGGTTTTATTAAATGTGGCTCTACCAGGACCATGGCGCTCGCACCCATCTTCGCCATGACTGTCGCCGAGACGTTCAGCAACGTCAACCTCAAAAAGTTTGCCCAATCGGGCAACTCGGACCGCCCGGCGCTCGCGCAGGGTATAGTGGGGTACATGGTGGTCATGTACTTTCTGATCAAGAGCCTCAGCGCGTCGAGCATGTTGTACGTGGGCGCGATGTGGGAGGGGATGGTTACAGTCATCGGCTCGCTCGTCGCGTATTTCATCCTCGGGGAACGGTTCGCGCACTGGTCGCAGTACTTGGGCCTCGTGCTCGCCGTGCTCGCCATGGTCCTCGTGCATCGCGGCGGGCGCGACTTTAAAAGCTAGACACGTTTACCATCCAATGGAGGACCTGATCCGCCTCAACATCCTCCCCCGCCTCGACAACCTGGACGGGAGCATGGCCGAGCTGCGCGAGGTGGTGTGGCCGGTGTGCCAGGGGCTCCGGGATGGCGTGTGCCCGCTCAGCCACATCCAGGAGAAGCGCCGCTTCTTTCGGTGGATAGACGTGGATGAGATTCGGCGCTTGCTGCGGCGCAAGGCGGTGTGCATGGGCATCTCGCAGGACCTGGTCGAGCAAGAGCTTCAATCAATTATTATTCGGGCGTGAGCCGCTCGCGACCGGTCGTGTCCTCGATGAACGCCAAGCCCTTGTTCGACGTGTTCGGGATGGACAGCGTCAGCTTGTCGTACGTGTGCTCCTCGTCCAGCTCGAACCGTATCTCGCCGCACGGCGTCTCGTAGTTTTCGGTGAACACGCGGGTCTCCGTGTGGCCCGTCGGCCCGGTTGCAACCACCGTCAGCGGCGCAAACACTTTGAGCACATAGTCTGTGCGGGAAATCGCGTGTTCGCCGAGGCCGAGCGTCTTCTGCGTGCTGTCCACGCTGCTCGTCACGATGGCGGTCGAGACAAACCCGGGGCACTTGTTGGTCGTGGTCGGGAGGGACAGAATGAGCGTGTCATAGTTATGCTCCGCCTTGAGCACGAGACTCGTCTCGCCGCACGGCTCGGAGAACACGTGCGTCTCCGTGTGTCCCGTGGGGCCCGCCGCGACCACCGTGAGCGGCGCAAACACTCGCAGGTCGTAGCCGGTGCGGTCAATCTTGTGCGTGCCGACGCTCAGCGTCTTGTTTGCCTGTACGACTATGAGGCTCGACCTGAGCTCGGGGCACTTGGGGTCGCTCGTACCGAGAAGACCGAGACCACCGAGAATACCGAGAATAAGGGCCAAGAGTAGTATTAAACAGCCGCCCAGAAGTAGGTACGGGTGCCTTTGGGGCCACGACAGCTGCGGGTCCATTACATGGGCTCGCGAAAATTGTAAATCATGCGCTCCGTCACGCGGGTCTTGTCGTTCGACGACTCGGCCGTGCCCCGCTTGTAGAAGCGTGCCTGGACGCTGACGAGGCCGTTGTAGACCACCGGCGACGCGATCATCTCCGCGTCCGGGTTGGCTTCGATGAGCCCGGTGAGGCCCATGATGATGTCGACCGGCACGACGTCGCCCTTTTCCAAGACGAGCACGTACTCCTTGGTCGCCTCTTCGATCGTGCCCACAACCTCGTCGCCCTGCGCCACCATGCGCCGGAGGAGCGGGATGTGCTCCGGGTCCGTGGTGACAAACGACACCGGGTGCTCGGTCGGGAGCCACCAGCTCATCTCGCCGACCGGCTCCGCGCGCGGCGTAGCGCTAGAGGCGACAAGGTCCTTGCGCGCCCACGTCGCCTCGAGCACGCGCGGCATGGTCTTTGCGCGGTCAAGCTGGAAGTTTGGCGGGGTGACACGGTCGTCGCCGTGGATGTGGACCAGGTGGAACAGGGTCCCGAGGCGCGCGATGACTTCGGCCGGCGCGGCGTTCATGTCGTGCATGGTCACGACGAGCTGCGCGACGTTCGCCAGGTTGCACTCGCGGAGCACGTCCCACTCGTACCCGTGAATGTCCAGCTTGAGGATGATGTCCTGGCCGTCGTGGCCAAACTGGCGCACGTGCTTGTCGAGCGTGAACGTGGGGCCCTTGTCGATCGCGCCGATGCCCTCCGGCGTGTACGTCACGTTCGGGCCGAGCTCGGGCACCTCGGCGCTCTCGATGGTGTGGTCAAACACAAACGCGGGCACGCCCCACTTGGCCGCGAGTTCATTCTCAAAGGCAACCCCACGGTCAACGCCGTAGCCGAAGACGGCCTTGACGTTGAGCGGCGCGTCGAGCAGGACATACGGACCGACGGAGACCGTGGGCAGGCACGAGTCGACGGGCGTGAGCGGCATTCTGTTCTATGAAGCGGGCTCTCTTTTATGTCTACAGATTGGCGGTGCGACGCGTCGACGGCGCAGTCACGCCAAATAGGCGGCGGAGCGACGGGTGCATGGCCGCGAACCTGTTGGCCCGCACGGTTTCGCTGTTGCTGCTGCTCGGGCCGTTGGATGTGAGGTTACGGTTGTTGCGCAAGCTCCGAAAGTACTTGCGGGCGTGCCCGAGGGAGAGGCGCACGAGGCGCGGCAGGTTGCGCCGGCGCAGGATGATGTTGATCGCGCGGATCGCATCCTCGTTGGTGGCCATGGTCGTACTATACGGGTGAGAAATTATCCGGTGTCAAGTGGGGACCGTTCCATGTTTCCAAAATAGTCATGACATGGGAGAAC